ATGGTCACCATCCTCATTCATTGTGGGGTTGGTTGTCCAACTTCGGATGAAGGTGTTTAGTCCATCAATAATCAGAACTCTACTATTTCTCTCACGAAGGTGATTCGTTTCTCGTTCCTGCTCAACTTCGTTTAGAATGTTTTTATAGAGGTCTTTCATTATGTAGTTGTTGTTGAATCAGAAAAATAATTGTGAATACCTTCACCGAAATAATTATCGATAGTTTGTAATCTATCTTCTGCATCACATAGTTTGGATAATGCCTCTTCTGCGTTTTTATAAAAATCCTCAGTTGAGTGGTCTCCAATACCCACTGCTTTGTTCTCCAACAACTCCAAAGTAAGGAGTGCTTTAGCTCTATCTGCTTTCGCAGATGCTTGTAACATTTCTTTTAATTTACTCATAACTTATTATTACTTTTTATTCTACCACCTCAGCTCCCTCAGTATCTAACTCATGTGCTTCGATATCTTTAGAATCTGATTTGTATTGTAAGATAGTTGCTTCGCAAATCTTTTTGTAGATTTGTTCTTTAACATCTTCTCTTTCTTCCATCAAATCAATGAAATCTTTGGATTGGAATTTAATTTCCTCTCCAGTTTCCGTATCAATGTAAGTGTACCATGCACCAGCCTGCTTCACCAACTTATTTTCCTTCATTACTCCTAACCAAGAACCGAAGTTATCGATTCCTCTATCAAAGAATATTTCGAAATCAGCTGCTCGAAGTGGTGGTCCCATTCGGTTTTTGATAACCTGACATCTAACTTTCATACCAATGGTTTTATCTTGCCCATTGACTTTTTGTTTGATTTGTCCCATATTCTTCAAACGAAGTCTAACTGATGCATGGAATGCAAGAGCTTTTCCTCCAGAAGTAGTCCACGGGTCACCAAACATCGCATTCATCTTCTGACGAAGTTGGTTTGTGAATACTAATGTTACCTTTTGTCTACCAATCATATTGGTAATCTTTCTCATCGCCTTTGAGATAATAATAGCTTTATCAGTAGCGTATCCATCTTTACCATAATCAGCTGCCAACTCATTCTTAGTTGATGCTGCTGCAACTGAATCTACTACGATTGTTACCAACTTATCTTTTTGTGTAGTTCTTACCTTCTCAATGATAGTTTCGGTAAATTCAAAGATTTGTTCAACTGAATCAGCTGATACATAAAGGAGTTTTGCTACATCCACTCCAATAGCTTCTAAGAATTCCCTACTTACCGCAGTTTCAGTATCGATTAGAACAGCTACACCACCTTGCTTTTGTGTTTCAGCAAGGAGGTGAGCCGATAGTAATGATTTACCACTTTGTTCTAATCCCGTTACTTCAGTAATTCTACCAACGGGAAGTCCACCATAAGGGCGATTAGAAATGGCAACATCCAACATAGCACATCCAGTTGAAATCCACCCTTCTACATTTGTGGGTGCATCATCCTGTCCTAAGAAGAAAGCAACCTTTTGGTCTTTGTTTGTTTTGTTTAACTCAGAAGCTAGTTCTGCCGCTAAATCCATTTCTGTATTTTTCGCCATTTAATTTAGATTATCCGTTAAATAAGTCATCAAATGCTGATGCCACATCATCCATTTTCTTTTTCTCGTCAGCGGTTACCTCATTTGAAGGTGCTGCAGCTGGTGCTGTAGCGGCTTGAGTTTGGGGTGTTGATGGAGTTGAAAGAGTTTGTTCTGATACACTTTCTTCACCTTCTTCAGCGGTTGGATTTAACCAACCTTCTAATACCGATTTTAACTCATCGTAAGATAACTCTTGATAGATATCAGTAATGTTAGTCTGAGTTTCGATAAAGTTTTGGATTTGTGTTGCATCACCAGCTAAAGGAGTGGTGTTTGGTTTTACACGGATAGTAGTTACAGGATAAGAAGTTCCTGCATCTTCTGCTGATACATACTCAATAGTAATATCTCTACCATTATTAGGGTCAGTAATATCACCATAGTCTGGGTCAGCAATGTAACCTAAGATTTCTTGGTAAACAGTTTTACCGAATCCCCAAAATTTGATTCCTTCACCCTCTTCACCTCTTACGAGTACAGGTACAAAAGTTCTCAATTTCGGCTCCATTTTCTTAGCTGCTTTCCAATCTTCTTTATCACCCATTCTCTTCAACTTATCAGCAAACTCAACGATTGGGTCTGGTCTACCAAATGAACTTGGAGACAAGTAAGTTTTGTTGTTGATGTTGTAGTGAAAGAATAACTCAATGAAAGGATTTTCAGGAGAAAATTTGTAAGGAACGATTCTTACTTGATGTTTACCCGGTGTGGGTTTCCAAAGATTAGATGTTCTGTTGGAAGTGTTTTGTAGTTTGTTCAGTCTACCTCTGATTGCGCTTAAATCTAGTGCCATAATTTTTAAATTTTAAAGTTTTAATTGTTTTATTGGTTTTATTATGGTGTCT